GATGCTTTTCAGAATTAATCGTTATGTCCATGAAGGCATCGATAAAGAAAAAATAACTTCACGGCAGAAGACGGCGATAAATGCATTAATTGGTTACATGCACACTTATCGTTTCTTGCACCAAATAAATAGTTACTCTTCTAATATTGATAGAGAGTTGTTTGAGAGTTCTTTTGTACGCTATACTTATGATAAGCCAGACCTTACTCAAGAAGAAGTAGATCAATATATTGTTTTGGCAACAGAGGTTGTCATTTCTGCTAATATTCAAGAGACTATCCAGACATTACAGAATCAAATTGATGCTGAAGTTGATGGCGGTGGTAAAATTCCAATGGCTCTTGTAGAAGCTATTAGCGGGGCAAGAGACGAATATAATCAATCTACTATTCGACAACAAAAACTATTAAATGACTTAAAGGTTAAAAGAAGTGACCGTCTTAGCAAGCAAATCAAGGAGAACGCAAGTATATTAAATCTTGTCCAAATGTGGAAAGAAGAAGAATCTCGCATCCAATTGATTAAACTAGCAGAGAGGAGAAAAGCAATGGTCAAGAATGAGATAGATCGCCTTTCTACAATGGATGAAATCAAGTGTCGCATTTTGGGAATTTCAGAAGACGAGGTATTAAATGGCTGAAACATGTAAAATATGTCAAAAAACTTATGACGCAGATGCGGATTTTAATCGCCATCTCAAAGCTCATAAATTAAGAGTAATAGAATACTATCAACAACAATTGCCCCGCTACGATCTCTTCGATAACTCTATTATTAATTATAAAAATAAAGAGCAATACTTTAGCACCGACTTTAATAACAAGAATAACTTAAAAAATTGGCTCAAAACTCAGTCTTTAGAAAATCAAAAAGCATATTGCAGAGATTTCCTTCTCAAGAGAAAAGATAAAAAGGATTTACAGTACACACCATCTCAAGTCGAACTTCGCAGTGTATTAAGTCCGAGTGTTATTTACTTGCAAGAAATTTTTGGTGACTATTATCAAGAAGCATCAAAGCTTGGTTTTAAAAATAAGTATGTATATCCAAAAAATTTGGATAATTTAAAAAAATTACAAACTGAAGGTTCTATTATTTATATTGATACCCGAGAACAGAAACCATTTATCTTTAATATGGCTTCTGAAGTTCGCACCCTCAAGTTTGGTGACTATGGATTTAGTCATCCAAGTTATGATGGCAAGCTTTATTTTGAAAGAAAATCTATTTCTGATTTTATTGGCACCTTGAGCGCAGGTTATGAAAGGTTCTGCCGCGAGATAGAGAAGGCTAGTGATGTAAATGCTAACATGGTTATTATTGTAGAAGAAAGTCTGAGTAATGCTCTGTCATTCAACTACTTGCCTCATGTATACAAGAAAGCTACAAAAATAAATCCTGAATTTATATTCCATAATGTTAGAGAATTGATACAGAAATATCCTCATGTGCAATTCTTATTTGCAAAGGGTCGAAAAGAATCTGTTAGGATAATTGAAAAGATGTTTTCTACTGATGAAAACTTTTTTAAATATGATTTGCAACTTTGTTATGACCTAAAGATGCTATAATATGTGGTATACCCCAGAAAAATATAATAGAATAGTTCCAAATTTAAATGATGAATATTCTAGACTAAAAGACACTCTTGAAGATAAAGAGGCTAAAATAACTTTAGCTAAATTCCTGCGTTCAAATATAGGTATCACTACAGAATTAATTTCTGGTATAAAATTATGGCCCTATCAAGAGGTTGTAATTAAAGGAATGTTGAACCGGAACTTCTGCATGAATGTGTGGGGTCGCGGTGCTTCTAAATCCTTCTCTGCTGCGGTCTTTTGTTTCCTACAGTGCATATTTGAACCTAAAAGTAAGATCCTAATTGCTGGTCCCACATTCAGAACAGCAAGAAGCATCTTCAATTCAATAGAAAAGATTACTGAATCTAAAGGCGCAGACCTTTTGATGCAAGCATTTGGTGCAAAATCAAAACGCAATGACGAATATGACTGGTCTATTAATGAAGGTTCGATAAAAGCAATCCCTCTAAGCGGAGAAAAGATCCGTGGTTTCCGTGCTAACGTTCTTGTACTTGATGAGTTCTTATTGTTACCAGAAGATATTATTAAAAACGTATTAATGCCATTCTTGATTGTACCTCAAGACATTAAAGAGCGTATTAGCATTCGTGAACAAGAAGATGAATTGATTCGACAAGGAGCAATGACAGAAGCAGATCGAATGGAGTTTAAAAACACTTCTAAAATGATTGCCCTGTCTTCTGCTTCTTATACTTTTGAAAATCTTTATAAGACTTATAAAGAATGGTGCGATAACATCTATTCAAAAGAACCAACTAGTGCAACTTATTTCGTATCTCAATTAAGTTATGAAGCTTTGCCTCCTGAGATGATCGATTCTTCTATTACAGAAGAAGCACAAAACGGCGGGGCTTCTCATGCTTCATTTTTAAGAGAGTATTGCGCTCAATTTACAGATGGCAGTGACTCTTATTTCAGTATGAAGAAGATGGAAGAATGTACTTTAAAGTTTGAAGAGCGTCCACACTCACAAATAAAAGGAGACTCTGGCAAGCAATACATTTTAGCAATGGACCCTAACATGAGTGATAGCCCAAATGCTGACTATTTTGCAATGGCTATCTTAGAAATAGACCGAGAAAATAAAAACGATGTTCTTGTCCACTGCTATGCTGGTCTTGGTAACTTAAGTACTCATATTAAATACTTTCATTACTTAATGACAAGCTTTAATATTGTTTATATCATTTGCGATAATGCTGGTGCAGACATTTTCTTTAACACTTATAATGAATCACAATTCGTAGAATCAGAATCTCAAAAAATTAAGTTTATTGACTTCGATTCAGATCTTGAAGGCATTGAATATACGAAAATGGTTCAGAAAGCTAAGAGCCAATATAATTTAGAAAACAAACAAATAGCAGTTACTCAAGTATTCACCACTACCTTCATTAGAAGAGGCAATGAAAACCTACAAGCTGCTATTGACTATAAGAAAGTATGGTTTGCTTCCAAGGCTGTAGCTAACGAATCGTTCTTTAATGAAGAGATTAATAAAAGAATACCTGAACAGTTAATATTTGTAGACGATAATAAAGATTGGAATAAATTAGATCTAATAGAGCATCAAGACATGTTGGTTTACAATACTAAGAAACAATGCTCTCTTGTTGAGTTCACTACAAGTAGCCGAGGTTCTGTTAATTTTGATCTACCTCAACACCTAAAGCGTTCCAATTCTCCTAATAGAGCAAGAAAAGATAATTACACTGCTTTAATGTTAGCGAAATGGGGTTCTAAATGCTATAATGATATCATGACTACTGAAAATAAAATAGTAGCATCGGGATTTACACCAATTTTAATTTAAAATGTGTAATTAATTATTAGGCTTATGGCAAAGGTTAAAAAAGACAAAGAAGCGGAAAATTCTTTCGCCCCAATGATGGTAGAAGGTGCTACTCCTGCTCATGGTGGGGTAGCGAGCAGAGTTACCGAAACGAGGAGCCGCAGAAACGCCGCATCGACAATCGAAAGGACAGACCGCTTTCGTAACATTGATGACGGCATGGTGCCATTTAATTATGCCACTGGTTATAATTATAACAAGTCTAATATTGATGTCAGAGATACCGTAATCCTTTGTCAAAAAGCTTATTATAATTTTGGTTTGTTTAGAAATACTATCGATTTGATGTCAGAACTCTCTTGCGGCAATCTCCATTTAAAAGGCGGCAATAAAAGCGCAAGAGATTTCTTTCAGGCTTTATTTAACAAGATAAATATCACTGCATTGCAGGATAAATTCTTTAGAGAGTATTACCGTTCTGGAAATGTTTTCATTTATAGATACGACACAACCATAAAAGAAGAAGATGTGTCTAAAATCAGTCAAGTTTTCGGTTCTCAAGCTTTGGCTGCAAGAGTTTCTTTACCTGCTAGATACATTATTATCAATCCAGCAGATGTTCAAGTAAATGGTAACCTATCTTTTAATAGAGGACAGTACTATAAGGTTTTAACTGATTACGAGCTTGAGCAAATTAGACACCCAAGAACAGAAGAAGACAAAGAAATTTTAGATTCTCTAGAGCCACTAGCTAAAGAACAAGTTTTAAAAGGCAAAGCAACGGCAGTTCTATTGCATTTAGATACTAAAAAGTTTTATGCTGTATTTTACAAGAAGCAAGATTACGAGCCTTTTGCTGTACCAATGGGTTTCCCTGTTTTAGAAGATATTAGCGCAAAAATAGAAATGCGCCGTATGGATATGGCTCTTACTAGGACGTTGCAGCAAGTCATCCTTATTGTGACAATGGGTGCAGAGCCAGATAAAGGCGGTGTTAATCAAGAAAACTTAAAGACAATGCAAAATCTTTTTACTAATCAATCGATTGGTAGAGTTTTGATTGCTGATTATACTACAAAAGCAGAATTCGTTATTCCTCAAATTGCAGACATCCTTGATCCAAGAAAATATGAAGTGATAGATAAAGATATTAATATTGGATTAAATAATATTCTTGTTGGTAACGAGAAATTTGCTAATGCTAGTACAAAAGTTTCTTTATTAGGTCAAAAATTACTACAAGCTCGCCAAGCTTTTATCACTGACTTCTTACTTCCTGAAGTTAAGAGAATTTCTAAAGAAATAGGATTCAAAGTATTCCCAACTCCATTCTTTGAAGATATGGATCTTAAGACAGATCAAAATCTTAATAGAATTTATACTCGCCTTATTGAACTTGGTGTTCTTACTCCAGAAGAAGGTCTCAAGGCTATTGAAACTGGCGTTCTTCCTACCCCAGATGAGTCAATTCAATCACAAACAAGTTTTGTTGATCTCAAAGATAAAGGATTTTATCAACCTCTCATTGGTGGCCCCAAGGTAGATGCGGCAGGTAGACCATCTGGCAGTACCGGCATCAAACAAACTACTAAAAATGTAAAACCAATCGGCACTTCTTCAAAAGCTAATTACAGCGTAATGAAATTAAAAGACACTGTAGAGGCTACAAATAAGCTAGGCGCAGAGGTAGAGTCTTTCTTAAAGAAAAAGCATAAGCTTAAGAAGTTAAATGACAAGCAAAAAGAAGTAGCTCTTGATATAACTAAAATTATTGTTGCAAATGAAAACAAGAGTGATTGGATTTCTAAAATTAATCAATATGTTCAGACTCCTGTAGATAAAAACGCTAAAAGGATTGAAGAAATTCATGAAATTGCTTGCGAACATCAAGTCGATTCTTACATGGCGAGCTTGCTTTACCATAGTAAAATCTAATGGCTACAAACAGAGTAATTTATAATAGTGAGTTGCTATTTGTTGGCCCCGCGCCAGCGAGTGGTTATTTTTTCTCTGATTCAAATGCTAATTTATCAAATGCTGGAGTTTATAATTTAATTCAACCTCTTAAAAGAGTTAATCAATTTAGTTATCAAATAAATACTCAATCTTCTAGATTCTCAGAAATAGGAAATGCTTCTGCTATTTATGATTATACTTTAACTCCTCCTGATATTAGTATTAGTTTTAATTATAACATAAAAGATCTTAGAAATGAAGCAAGGATGGGTTTTTACGTTGAACTTGGACCCCCTAATTTAGATCAATTTGATGGTCAACAGGCTTATCCTAGTGGCAATTTGTTATCAGGGTTTTCGTTTGGAGATCAGAATTATGCTTTTAATAATGACCTAACTCAATCAACCAATAATACATTTAAATATCCTTTCAAATACAGAGATCAAAGGAATCTATTTTTAACAATTACTCCAAATGGAACAGATGCAATTGGTAGCAACATCTCTGGCTTTCCAGTTCTAGCTTTTGGTAATTGCTATATCACTTCTTATGGAGTCCAAGCTCAAGTAGGAGATTTTCCTAAAGCAAATGTTAATTATGTAGCTCATAATGTTTCTTATAATTTGTCAGGTATTAATATCACTTCTCCTTATGTAGAGCCGAAGAGCGGTACAGTTAATTCTAATATAAAGTTTACAATTCCAAACTATAATACTGCATTTGAAGAAATTGGCAATGCCATTTCTGTCTTATTGCCCGGAGAAATTACGATTGATGTCTATGATGTAAATTCTACATCTAAAACAAAATCTAATAAAATTATTCAAGACGCCGCAATACAAAGTTTTAATTTTAATCTTCCATTGGAAAGAGAACCATTGAAGAGTTTAGGATATGCTTATCCAGTTGATCGACAAATAAACACTCCTATTACTGTTGAAGGAAATTTTTCAACGATATATAGAAACTTGAATTATTCAGGGAATCTCGTCTCCGATATCCGCTCTGATTCTAAATACGATATAGTAATCAAGATGAATAAGAGTTCAGAGACTATTATCCGTTATGATATTAGAGGAGCGAAATTTAAAGACCTTTCTTATGACTCTTCAATTGGTGCGAATGCAGTTTTAGATTTTAATTTTTACTGTGATATGGATCAAAATTCATATCCTCATGCTAATGGGTTATTCATGAGTGGATTTCTTAAGGGATTAACTTACACGAATTTTAATACGAATGGGCCATTATAATTTCCTTATTTAGTAAATTTTAGTGTATAAATAATAAGTTACAAATTATGAATCTACAAGGTTTAGAAATTGAAATTATTGAATCAAAGAGATCGGGGCCGAAAAGCTCCGCTCAGACTCCTTCTAAACCGTCAGAAAAACGCAAGGGCTCTGCGAAAAATCCTGCTGGCAGCGCGGGAACTAAAAGTGACAAAGCAATAGAATTCTCTGCTAAAGTAGTTGAAGCTTTAAAAAATAAAGTTAGAGAACATAATAGCAAATATTCTAAGAAAGTAAGTTTAAGTCAATTAAAGAAAGT